TTTTGTCAACCCCTTTTTATTAAATTCTTTCCCACGAATCGCCGTTCCAATGGAAAGTCCCTGCTTTTCCATCTGTTGGAGTATCATTATAATGAACGTCTTTTCTTACAAAAGTATTGAAGTATTGCGCGGCTTCATCTGTTTTAGCAATGACTGTAAAGATATCTTCGTAGTCAATAGCTTCATCTGTTTCGGCGTTTTCAAACTCCATGTCATTTCCAGCTTCATCCAGCAAATACAGATTACTTTTTACTATGCAAAACAAAAATTCCCAAATACTCATGATATTTAACCTCTTTCTATAATGTTTCTGGTTGGGGGTCAAGGGGGTATTCCCTTGACCCATCGTTTCTATATTTACCACTGTCCAGTCATTTTCTTGTAATTAAAACGCGCTTCTCTGTTACGCTCAAGGTTTACGTAATCTGCACCATTGATTCTACAAGTAATTTTCATTTCATCGTAATCAGTTTCCACAATTTCTAAATCTTCGAGGGCGGGTTTACAAACTTGCGTCAACCGGAGAATACAACCATCAATCGGATAAAGATTGAAAGAACGCATAGCCCAAAGAATTTCACCAGTAGTCTTGTCAACAATGTAAGTCATTTTAATTACCTCTTTCTGTTGTTCGGGGTTTGTTTTTCTTTTCTTTATGTATATATTATACCATGGGCTTGCGCAAAGCGCAAGAGTTTTTTCAGAAAAAAATGCACAAATTTCAGGATAAAAATTCTAAATTTTTGACAGTCGCTTTTCCATTTTATTATTTTAGCACTTTAGCGCGCTAAAAAGTTCGGACTGGAAGGAATTAGAAGGGGGATTAAGGGTAAGAAAAAGAGAAGGCTTTGCGCCTTCTCATAACTCAATGTGTCCAGTTTCTAACATTGACAGCTTCATTTCTTTTGCTGTTGTTACTTCGTAATCAAATCCTTCAAGAGAAAATTTAATTCCTTCATCGTCACTCAGGTTGATGTATTCTTGCATTGCTTTGAGAATGTTCTCCCATGCCTGTTGTTTTGTCATTTGAATCATTTCCTTTCCTTTTTTCTATAATTATTATACCAGACTTTTTTGAATTTGTCAATAGTTTTTTCAAAAAAAAATCCCTCTTTTTTAAGAGGGAAAATTTTTCATTCTACTGTAACATCCATTCTAAGAGTATTGTTACATTCAGGACATTTATAGTAATAATGAGTACCGGCAAAAAAGCTATCAGTGACTTGTTCAAATTCCCATTGCGCTCCATCGTTAGGACAGACACCATTATTCCAATAATGAAGGTTTTGCGCGCCCATGCAAACAAGTTGCAATGAGAAGCTAATAATAAGAACGGCGATACTAGCAACAACTTCTTTTTTAGCTACTGCGAATATCTTGACATAGTATGCAGTAGCAATCAGCGCACAAACAGTCACGATAGAAAAGAACGCACGACCAATGACAAACAACATTTTGATTACCTCTTTCAAATTTTTTTCTTTTCTTTATGTATGTATTATACCAGAAACAAGACCTTCTGTCCATGCGCATACTATACAAAACTAAAGAAAATAGAGGGTAGCTTTTTTACTAGGGCTTTAACGCTTTAAATCATTAAAGTGAAAGCGGCAAAACAAAAGAAAAGAGGGATTAACCCTCTTTCCTTACCTCATTTAGCTTTTGTCTTTTTCTTGCCAGTTCGTTTATCATTTGTTCTATCTGCTGTTCCATCTGTTTAATTTCGCGCTTCAGTCTAACCTCTTTATCGTGGGTCTTTTTATATTCTTTGTACTCAGTTACGGTCATTCCAGCTTTTGCGGCTCTTGCTTCTAACTGTTCAGCTTGTTTACGCGCTTTTTCTTCTTGCGCTTCTCTTGCTTTGTATTCTCTGTATGCTTTTTCACGAGCTTCTCTTGCTTGCTTTTGTTCTAGTGTTTCAAGTCCACCCGCGTAAATTACCCAATCAGGATGTTCGGCTCTAGCCTTCTCAATCGCCGCGTCCTCAGTCTCTGCGACTACTTCAAGATTTTTGATACGGTAATCCATATCACCCATCATGTAGTTGTAATACGCTTCCTTAGTCATAGTCGGAACGATGTAAGTAGTTGTCATTTTAATTACCTCTTTCTATTGTTTTTCTTTATCTTATGTATGTATTATACCAGAATCTTTTAACCTTTGCAATAGGCAATCTGCACAAATAAATTCTTTTTTTATTGGTTCTTTTGTACAAAAGAAAAAGGGCTTGCGCCCTTCTCCTTAAAAATTGTCTACTAACATAGCTATCATTGTAACTACAGCCGCAACTGCAAACCCTGCGCAAAGCGTCAATCCCGTAAGACCAATAAGTGCGTTGATAGCTGTTAAATAAATAATGTTCGTGTTCATGTCCATCATATCCTTATCTATTGTATTAGGTTTGATAACCTTTTCTTTATGTATCTATTATACCATGGGGTAGTTGTTTTGTCAAGCACTAATTTTATTAGCGATTTAATGCGCTAAAGTAAAGCTGGCTGGTTAGGTATAATTTAATACTTTACTACGCTAAAATGTGCGCAAACGTCGATTTTTGAATAAACTTTATTATACTAAAGAGTTATTGATTTAATACGTTAGCCCTTTAGCTCGTTAAAATTTTACTGCTTTAATTCGTTAAAGTTTTACTACTTTAATTTGCTAAAGTAAAGCTGACTTCTCCTACCGGAATACTAGGAATTAGCTCCAATCTGGGAAAAATTTCTAAAGTTGGAAAAAGTAAAAATTTGTAAAAAATTTTTTGCTTATCTGTAAAATACTGGAAACCGGCAAAATACGCCGTTTCTGGAAAATCCTGGGAGGGTAGTACGAAATAGCGCGTTTAAAATTTTCCAGAAGCTGGCAATACTTTTTGTATATTTTTCCCAGATTGATTTGGAAAAAATTGGATAGGGGGGTATATTTTGGGAAAAATTTTTTTTTGGAAATTCCTGGAAGATTGGTCTGACCATATATCCATTTTTTATGAATTTTTAAAAACGAAATAACGAAAATTTATATATCCATTTTTTAAAAACTTCTTTTCTCTACCCAAAATTCATCCAGAATAGTATCTAGTTCCTCCTCTACTTCCTTTTTTTGTCTTAGCAAAGCTAAGACAAACCTGTTATCCTCTACCTCAACGTGAACGCTTTCAATTTCTTTTCCTTTAATAATTATCATACTATAATTATACCAAAAATTTTTCTTTTTCGCAAGAAAAGAAAAATTTTTGACAAAACCAAAATTTTTTGGTACAATAGAAAAGAAGGAGAGGTAAAAAATGATTAAATTAGATTATTCTTTACAGTCTCCAGAAAAAAGAAATGAGTTAGTAAAATAGATTTTGGCAGAGACTCCAAACCCCAGCCAAACCTATTTAGAAGTTTTAGCAGACTACCTAATTCTTTGTATGGAGAAACAAGAAAAGAAACAGAGAAAAATTTTAACCGACAATCGCTTAGCGACAGTAAACAAAAGAGAGTGCTCTTATGAAGGTCTTGTTTCCCAGTTTGAAAATGGTGAAGATGGTGTATACAACTTAATAGCAGCAAGTGATAAAAACGTAATTTTCCAACCAAAAATTTCAATAACCAAAAAAGACCTGCAAGAAGTACCTCACCTAGCGCAATTGCGCGAAGCTATTTCAAAGTGGTCAGCATACCTTAAAAAAATCTCGGGCAGAGAAGCCTTCGTAGTAAAAAAAGCTTTAATTGAAATGCGCCGCGACCAGTATGCAATTAAAATCGCGTATCGTCGCCCAGTAATCCCTAACCAGTTAACTCATTCAAAATCCTCCATTAAGCTAGAAGAAAAAGTATTTATGACGGACGGCATTCCCACCGCGAAAGGTTTTTCGCTAATTCGCCCAGAAGTATGCTCTGCAATTCTTTGTAACTACTCAGACTTAAAAGAAGAAACGTGGGATTAGTTCGACGGAGATACTTGGTATCTTCTCGCAGATTTTGACCGAATAGCTGCCAAAGCTTTGCGCCCATATCCTTTATATGAGCGTTTAGTAGAACTCAAGATAGATGGACTTCAAAACAAAGAAATTCAGCAAGTAATCCTCCAAGAATTTGGAACATCCTATAGCCCAGAACATTTATCAACTCTTTGGCGCAGAAAGATTCCAAAGCTGATTTCCTCAGTCGCGCAAGATGAATATCTCGACTACTACTATCTCGAAATCTCAAAAGCCCACTATAAAAAATGCACTCGTTGCGGCTGCATAAAACTCGCCCACCCCAAATACTTTAGCCACAACACTTCCAGTAAAGACGGCTTTTACAGTATTTGTAAGGCTTGCCGCAACCAAAAGAAAGGAACGTAAAAGATGGCAAAACATTATTTCTGCGAGCGGTGCAAAAAAACTTTAAGCGCAGAGAGTTTCTATACGTCCTACAACACAGAAAAATATACCGATGGCAAACTAAACCAATGTAAATCTTGCATCACCGCGCACGTAAACAACTGGTAGCCCGAAACATATCTTTGGATACTCCAAGAGCTTGATGTGCCCTACGTACCCGATGAATGGAACAAGCTTATGCTTACCTATGCCGGCCCCGGCAAGAAGGTAACCGGAACGACTATCATAGGGCGCTACATATCCAAGATGCGCTTGTAGCAATACAAAAACTTTCGTTGGAAAGATAGCGAATTTGTTTAGAAATTGGCGGCAAGCAAAATAGAACAAACTATGAGACGCCAAGGATACGATGAGCAATAGATAGCAGAAACAATAAGCAAAGGCGCAGTTGCGCTTCCTCCTGAACCAGCCCCAGAACCTATAGAAGTAGCAGAGGAAGACAACTACTTTCAATCTTCTTCTCCTGATTCTGAAGCTTTTTCAGACCAGTTAACAGATGAAGATAAAAAATATTTGCGTCTTAAATGGGGCAAGGGATATAAGCCAGAAGAGTGGATTGCGCTCGAGCAATTATATACAGAAATGACTGATTCTTATGATATTCAATCTGCCGGACACGTAGATACATTAAAATTAGTTTGTAAAACATCTTTAAAATGCAATTAGTTAATCGACATTGGGGACGTAGAAGGTTTCCAAAAAATGAGCCGAGTTTATGATTAGTTAATGCGCAGCGGAAAGTTCAAATTAGTGGACTATGAAAAACCTTTCCAGTTCGCCACTGGGGTTTTAAAAGCTTTCGCTTTTAAAGCTAACGGGGAAGTCTAAGTTTCTATTGAAATATGATAATCCCGTGGAAAACAACATTATGAAACAATATTATATTTATTTAACTACTAACCTTATAAATAATAAAAAATATATCGGGTAGCATTTTGGAGAATTAAAAGATAATTATTTAGGCAGCGGAACAATTTTAAAAGCAGCTATAAAAAAATATGGAAGAAAAAACTTTAAAAAAGAAATTTTAGAAATATGCTAGAACTATGAAACTTTAAACATAGCAGAATAGAAATGGATAAAATATTATGACGCTGTGTCTAGTAATAATTTTTACAATATTGCTACCGGAGGCTTTAACAGCAACTCTTATGATGGTATGAGCGAAGAAGCTAAAAGAATACGAAATAAGAAATTATCGGACGCTGTTAAAGGAGAAAAAAATTATTTTTATAATAAACATTTTACGCAAGAAAAGCATCCTTTGTGGGGAAAACATCACTCAGAAGCTTCTAAATAGAAAATGCGCGAAGCTAAAAAAGGAGGAAAATCCCCGACCGCAAAGGCAGTTGCTATTTATGATTTACAAGGTAACTTTATTAGGTCTTTTGAAACTTAGAAAGAATTAAAATTATTTTTAAATCTAAGTCCTAATAGAAGTACAGACACTTTAAAAAAGTATATAGCACAAAATAAACCGTATCATGGATATATTGTAAAATATGTTGAATCTGTATCGACTATCCCCTAAGCCTTCCCGGGCAGGGGAGTAGGATTGCTATTGGCACGCAACCCGAAACGGTTTCCTTTTGATATAAAAGTAAGAGATAGTCAGTCCCATTGGAAACAATGGATATAAAAACGCACAGCCGCGCAAAATAAAGAAGCTCAAACAGAAGTCGTCGATTCTATTGGCGAATTAATTGAAATGTGCGAAAAAGATGGATATATTGAACGATATTATGTTGAAGACCCAAATGATAAAGTAGACCTTACTATTAAAGATATGCAAAGGTATACTCGCAATTTAATAGAAGAAGAAACTAATCTGGGTTCGATGATTGAATCCGCTTTAAAGAGTAATCAAAAGGAAGATGAACAAGCGGCGCAAAGCACAGAAACAGATATCGTTGATATGGAAGACTTGTCTTTGGAAGATATTGAAAAGCAAGTAGTTTCCGACCAAGATTTCATGGAATTTAGTGAATTCTTAGAACGAGAAGGTTTAACAAGTGAGGACCTAGAATAATGGCTTTACAAGATTTATTAGACCTTTCTATCTAGCGTAAAAAAATAGGCGTTTCAGAAGAGCGCATAGAAGCGGTTAAGCCCATAATCCGCAAGTATGCGGCCTTCTGGCGTGAATATCCAGATTTATTCGTAGATTTTTTAGTGCGCGGACGCAGACAAGAACCAAAAGAAGGAGAATTTAAATTCTATTTCTATTAGCGAGTTTTCTTGCGATGCGTCATGCGCTATTAGTATGTGTATTGTGTCTTTCCCCGTGCATATTCAAAATCTTTTTTGTCAGTCCTTGCGCTGATGATACGTTGTATTCTATATCCAGGAGCGCATTTATTTGTTACTTCTGGGGGTAAAGAATAGAGTGCAAGTATTTTACATGACAAGGTAACTGAGCTTTGCGATTTAATTCCCGCACTTAAACGTGAAATAAACTGGGAAAGAGGGCAAAGCTCACAAGGAAAAGATAAAGTAAGGTATCAGTTTAAAAATGGGTCAATTCTTGATAACCTTGCGGCAACTGAAAGGTCGCGTGGTCAGCGCAGACATGGAGGACTAATGGAGGAATGTGTTGGTATAGACGACAAGATTCTTACAGAAGTTATTATTCCTGTCATGGCTATTGACCGTCGCGCAAAAGATGGCACAACACATGAAGAAGAACCTTTAAATAAATCCTAGATATATGTAACTACCGCAGGATATAAAGGTACTTTTACATACGACCGATTGATTGGTCTATTGGTTCGTATGATTACTCAACCAGACCGTTGTATGGTCTTAGGGGGCACTTGGCGCACTCCTGTTGCAGTTGGATTGCAACGAAAAACATTTATTACCGACCAAAAGAATGAAGGAACTTTCAACGAAGCTTCTTTTGAGCGAGAGTTTGAATCTATTTGGTCAGGTAGTGTAGAAGATGCGTTCTTTAACGCGGAAATTTTTGATAGAAACCGCATATTAAAGCTTCCAGAGTATGAAGCTTCTAAAAAAGGTGGATTCAATTTCTATTATGTACTTTCCGCAGATATTGGACGTAAAGGGTAGAATTATCATGCCCTTGTAAAATCTCTTTAATTGCTGGAAACTCTCTATTGAGACAATCAGCAGCCAAAATTTAAAAGGATTATATTCTTTTATTTACGGTTCAACGACTATTATGTAGATTCAAGCGAATCGAAACAAGAGACTTCTCACTTAAGAGAAGAAGATATAGTCTCAACTATATAGTGATATATAGCAGTTTAACGCGCGCAAATTAGCGACTTGTGCGGAAGGTCAAATAAAATGGTGATACTGTTGTTTGCGTATTTAAAGTAACTCCTCAGCCACAAGGGGTTTCTACCAAACAATTGGTTAATATATATACATTCTCAAACGAGCATATGGAAGACCAAGCGATTATGCTCAAAAAGTTGTATTATAAATTTAGAGCGCGACGATTAATAATTGACGCAAATGGTATTGGCTTAATTCTATTGGACTATATGGTAAAATCGCAAACTGACCCAGATACAGGGGATGTATTACCGGATTTTGGAATTTACAATGACCCGGAAAACTTTTATAAAAAGTATTAGACTCCTGCTTGCGAACAAAATGCCGTATATCAAATGAAAGCCCATGCCGTAGAAAATACAGAAGCACACGCTACTACTCAATCTTAGCTTTCTTCTGGAAAGATTAAGTTTTTGATAGACGAGCGTACCGCAAAAAATAAACTTATGGAAACTAAAATGGGTTAGGCAATGACCCCAGAAGAAAGGGCAACGTACCTTAAACCCTATACTTTAACTTCTATATTACGTGACGAGATGTTGAATCTGCGCGAAGAGAATGAAGGAGTTAATATAATTTTGAAACAAGCGAATCGTCATATTAAAAAAGATAAATTTTCAGCGTTAAAAAAAATATAAGGAGAAACTTATGAATTATACTATTGAGCGTAAAAAAAGTGGCTCAATCATTTGGTCACAAGACCAAAAGCACTATATAATTTCTGAGTATGAGAATAATCAAAGAACTTTGAAATCTTTAAGTCAAGAATTTCATGTTCAACCACAATCAATTCGGAATCTTTTGAGAAAAAATAATATAACTATTTAGAATCGAAAAATAAAAGATTTTCCCAGAGAGAGTCATTTTTTTAAATGTATAGATACATCAGAGAAAGCTTACTGGTTAGGAATGTTAGCTAGTGATGGGAGTGTTTATAAAAACAGTGTCCGATTAGGGCTAAAAGATTTAGACCATGTTGAAAAATTTAGGAAAGCAATTGGAGCGAAAAATAAAATTACTTGTTCAAAGGATAATAGATTTTCTAAAGAATGTCTTTTATATACCTTTTCTATTCGAGACAGTTAGATGGTTGCAGACTTAAAACAATATGGTATCGTTCAAAACAAAACATATCTAGGATTTAGTTTTCCTGAAATGATTCCTACAAATTTTTATAAAGACTTTATTAGAGGATATTTTGACGGAGACGGAAGTATTTATTTTACTTCAAATAAATACGTTTTAAGTTGGGTTGGAAATGAAGAGTTTTTAACGATTCTTAAAAAAATTCTCAATAAGCCTCAAATCTCTTTGTGTCAAAATTGTAAAAGTAAAATTACCTATGACTTAAAAATATCTGGGAAAAAGGACGTTTTACGAATTTTGCACTATATGTATGATAACTCAAATGATTCAATAAGATTAACTCGAAAATATAAAATAGTTCAAAAAGTCTTTTCTCTGGAAAGCGCTAACACTTTTGAACTCGTAAATGCGAGGTGTGAATAAGTTTTTACTTATTTGCTAACGGGGAATGTTTTTAGGGGAAATAGGTCAAACCCTATAAAAGAATCCTGTGCCAAGCTAATATAATATTAGAAGGTGCAACGACTATCGAACGCAAAAATGCTAGTAGAGTAGCTATTGAGTGAAAGTCTCAATAGCGAAGCGGAAGTGGCTTGTGCGCTCGAGCGCGCAAGTTAAGATATAGTCTATTTCTATAAGAAATGTAGAGTATGGCCTCTATTATCTTAAAAATGAAGAAGATAATAAGAAAAAGCGTAAAAAATTTGACGCAAAAGCTTGGAGTTTCCTAAATTAAAAAAGAGAGGAGGATGTTTATGAGAGCATCAAGAGGAGAAATAACAATAGAAGAAATCTTAACAGAAGCTGAATTGCCTTTTAAAATGGAATATTCTTTTCCCGGCTTGAACAGTCCAAATGGGCGTCCTCTTCGCTTTGATTTTGTAGTATTTGATGATGATGGAAATATAGATTTCATTATTGAATATTAGGGTAGGCAACACTATGAGCCTAGCTCTAAATTTGGAGGTAAAAGAGGATTTTACCAACAACAATATAATGATAACCTAAAGCGCAGATTTTGCGCCCTCCACGAAATTAAACTCATTGAAATTTCTTACGAAGATGAACATCTCTTATCTTACGATTATATCATGGAAAAGGCTGGATATTAAGGAGGTGAGAGCTTGAACGAAAGAAATGAAAAGATTCATGAAAAAGGCTTTGATATGATTGACCCTACTCCTGCAACAGAGTACAAGCGTATTAAAGTTGGCGTTAAGCAATTAGATGATGCAGTATTAAAATTAGGTTCTCTATAGAAAGCTGCTCCTGGTCATGGCTATTTTAATAAAAATTATATTCTTGGTCGGCTGATGCACAATGATATAGAAGAATTAAGAGCAATTTCTAATTTTTATTATAATGTAAATGGTATTTATCAAAAAGTTTGTAATTATTTTGCTTTTTTATATAGATATGATTGGTATATTTCTTTAGATATTCAAGATGCTTCCGCAAACAAAGAAAAGGCTTTAAAAGATTTTGCGAAAGTGCTTGATTTCTATGATAACTCTTATATTAAAAAAGTTTGCGGCGATATAGCTTTAAAAGTAATTAAAAACGGTTGTTATTATGGATATGTAGTACCAAGCGCAAAAGAATTAGTTTTACAAGAACTTCCTCCCAACTTTTGTCGGTCAAGATATTTTACTGGAAATGCGCCAGTTATTGAATTTAATATGCGCTTTTTTGATACGTTTAGTGACCCTAGTTATCGCATGAAAGTTTTAAATTTGTTTCCTGATGAATTTAAAAAAGGCTATTCTCTTTATAAACAGGGGAAGCTACAGCAAGACCTCGTGCGCACAGAGGGCGGTAATTTGCGATATTATGACTATGGCGGATGGTATATGCTTGACCCCGCTAGTACAGTAAAATTTAATTTTAATAATAATGATGTTCCAATGTTTATCAATGCAATTCCTGCTCTATTGGATTTAGATGCCGCACAAGATTTAGACCGCCGCAAACAAATGTAGAAGCTTCTAAAAATTATTGTTTAGAAGTTGCCTATGGATAAGAATGGCGATTTGGTCTTTGATGTCGAAGAAGCAAGAGACATCCATAATAATGCTGTTGAGATGTTGTCCAAGGCAATAGGAGTAGATGTTTTAACTACATTTACAGAAGTTGACTCTATTGATTTGTCTGATAGCACAGCAAATACTACTTCTGATGATTTAGAGCGAGTAGAAAGAGCTGCGTTTAATGCGTTTGGTATTTCTCAAAATTTATTTAATACAGATGGCAATTTATCTCTTGAAAAATCTATTTTAAATGATGAATCCTCTGTTAGAGATTTACTCTTGCAGTTTAATATGTTTTTTGATAAATTTACTAAAAACCATTTTACGACTAATAAAAAATATAAATTCAAATTTTATATGCTTGAAACCACTCAATATAATTATAAAGAAATGTCTAAACTTTATAAGGAGCAAGCGCAATTAGGTTGTTCTAAGATGTTGCCGCAAATTGCGCTCGGGCATTCGTAGAGTTTCATTTTAAATACTGCGACTTTTGAAAATGATATTCTGAATCTCAACGAAATTATGATTCCTCCTCTCATGAGTTCTACTATGAGCAGCGAAGACGTTTTGGGCAAAAGTAGTAAAACCGCGCAAAGTAAAACTGATAGTTCTACAGAAGGCGCAGGTCGCCCAGAAAAAGACGATGACCAAAAGAGTGAAAAAACTATTTAGAATAAAGAATCTATGAGTTAAAGGAGGGATAAAATTTTGGCTGAACATACAAGTATTAAGATGGACTCTCCTGTAGAGTTTGTTAATATAGAATCTGTAAACCCTTTAATTTCAAAATGTCAAATTAAAGTTTGCTATGTGGGCGAAGACCCAAATCGTAATAGAAGCATTATTACAAAAGAAGTAGCAACTAAAATGGCCCCAAGTTTACGAGGTTGCCCCATTGTTGGTTATTATAATGAAGCAAAAGAAGACTTTGAAGAGCACAATCAAATTATTGAAATCTCAGATGGGCAACTCATTTTTAAGGATAAGACTAAGCCATATGGTTTTGTTGACTTAAATGCAAAGGTTTGGTTTCAGAAGTTTTTAGACGATGGAGAAAATGAACGAGAATATTTAATGACAGAAGGCTGGCTCTGGACTTCTCAGTATCCGGAGTGCCGCAGAATTATCGAACAAGGCAATAATCAGTCTATGGAATTAGATGAAGAAACTTTAGAAGCCTCTTGGTCAAAAGATGATAAAGGGCAGTACGAATTTTTTATAATTAATGAAGCGTTTATTTCAAAATTATGTATCTTAGGCGAATAGAATGAACCTTGTTTTGAAGGTTCAAATATTACTTCGCCCACAATTCAATTCTCTCTTGGTGAAAAGCTTGAAAAACAGATTTACTCTATGATGCAAGAATTGAAAGATTATTTAGCAAGTGAAGGAGGAACAAACGTGTACACTACTTATAAGGTAGAAATTGGAGACAGTTTGTGGGATGCTCTTTTCTCTTATGTTGAAAACAAGTTTAGTTCTATTTATAGAATTGAAGGCGTTTTTGAGGAAGAAGACAATTCTAAGTTTGTAGTGCTTTAGAACAATAAGGACTCGAAGTATTACAAGATGGCATTTTCTTTTGATGAAGAGAAGGGATTTGCGCCCAATGAAGTTCTCGTAGAAGTAACTTCTTCTTATGAGCCTTCTGCTGAACCGCAGTTTGCGCTTGAAGCTATTGAAGCGTATAAAAAGGCGCAGGGCAAAAACGATGAAGAGGATAATTCTAATTCTCAAGAATCTACGGAAGAAGAAGAAGAAATTTGTCCAGTGTGCGGCAAGCCAGTTTCGGAATGTACTTGCGAAGAAGACGAAGAAGAAAAAAAGACTAAGCACAGTCTTGAAGAGCTTCAGACTTCTTTTGCAGAACTCAAGAAGTCTTATGATGTTCTTCGCGCAGAAAATGCCGAACTTATTCAGTTTAAAAATAAGGTTGAGCGCAAGGAAAAAGAAGACATGATTGCAAGTTTTGTAATGCTTTCCGATGAAGATAAACAGGATGTCGTTACCAATATTGACAAGTATTCTTTAGATGACATTGAAGCAAAGCTTTCTGTTATCTGTGTCCGCAATAAGGTGAGTTTCAATCTTGATGAAGATTCTAACCTTCCCGGCGGCGCAACTACTTATTCGCTTACAGATTGCGAAGACAGCGCAACTCCTGCTTGGGTAAAGCGTGCTTTGGCTGTTGCGAAAACTTTAGAAGATTAAAATTAAGGAGGATATACAATGCTTAGTGATTTTTTAACTAAAAATGGTATTACTTCTCAGGCTAGCTATGTAAAGTATGGCTATGGTCAGGTTGAGCCTAACCACCTCTCTGCGTAGAGAACTGCGCAGGTTTACGCACAGCTGCCCGCGGCAAGTGATATTGATGTTCTTGAGCAGGGTCAGTTTGTAAAGTATGACTATGCAAAGGGCGTTGTGAATTTTGATGCTTCTGCTCCTGGTGAGTGGATGCTCGTATATAATGAGATTAAGCTGTATCGCGACCATCAGATTGATTGCGAGTTTGCTATGGTAAAGGATAATTATCAGGCTCGTATTTATAGTCCTTTTGGTTATGGTCTTGATAAGGATGGTAATCCTACTACGGACTTTGATACTGCATGGGATAGACAGTCTCGTTATTATAATGGTGTAGATTCGGATGGTAATGACTCTGTTACCGTTGGTGATAATACCTACTCTTATGACAAGGTAACTGCTGGTTCTGATATCTATGAGCCGCACTATAACGAAGACCCATTCCATATTGAAGGTCCGTATGAGCCACAGAAGATGCCTGCGGGTACTACTATGATTCCTCGCGTCTTTAAGACTAATGTTGGCGATATTTTTACTACCAATACGATTAACGCCAATCTTGGTGATTTGACTGTTGGTGATACTCTCAAGGTTGGCGATAAGGGCATTCTTGAGAAGGGCACTGACGATAAGATGGTATGGCAGGTTGTTAAGCTTTATACTATGCCCGACCATCAGCCAGGCGTTAAGCTTATGCGTGTTGTTTAATGAAAGGAGAGAAGAATAATGCTGGATAGAAATAATTTAGTTGCTCTTATGAAGCAGCTCGCTAAGGCGAATCCTTCTGCTCCTACGGCTTATAGCTTTAATGGATAGAGTTTGAGCTATGAAGCTCTGAATGAAACTGCTCGTCAGGAGCTGAATGAGTTAGCTGGTACTTATGCGCTGTATCGTGAGAATAAGAATCTGATTTTCTCTATTATTGAGGAGACTCTTGACGATGTTCTGCCTAAGAAGGTAGAAGAGCGTTATGAGCAGTTCGCTGAAACCCGCACCTTCGCGCAGGGAGATAAGCCGATTTTCCGCCGCAAGTTGACCTCTAACAAGAGAGCAAAGCAGTTTGTTACTCGTGTTGGTCTTGCTGGTATTTATGAAGTATTTAAGCTGGGTAAGAATGAAGAAGCCTTTGAAGTGCGCACCTCTGCTATTGGCGGCGCAGCGCAGATTGGCTTTGAGGAGTTCCTTGATGGTCGCGTTGATTTCGCAGAAGTCACGCAGTTTATTATGGAGGGCATGGATGAACTGATTTATGCCGAAGTTGAAGCTGCGCTCAAGGCTTCTGTTAATCAGCTTCCTCCTGCTAATAGAGTTGCGGCTGCTGGTTTTGATGAAGCAGCGTTTGACAAGCTGATTATGATTGCTTCTGCTTATGGTACTCCTACTATCTATTGTACTTATGAGTTTGCGGTTCGTATGATTCCGCAGGAAGCTTGGCGCTATACCGAAGCTATGAAGGCTGAGCTGTGGACCAAGGGTCGCCTTGCCGATTACAAGGGTACGAAGGTTGTTATTCTGGAGCAGGGCTTCGAGGATGAAACCAACGCTCGTAAGGTAATTGACCCTGGCTATGCTTGGGTTATCCCGACTGGCGCAGATGGCAAGCCTGTCAAGATTGCGTTTGAGGGTAATACTATTGTTGACGAGTTCACTAATCCGGGTGACCGCTCTCGTGAGATTCAGGTCTATAAGAAGGTTGGCGTAGTTTGCATGTTGGCTAATAACATTTGCGCATACGTTGATACTTCGCTGGTTGGTCAGATGGATACTTGGAGCTTAGATGGCGTTACCGGTAATGTGCTGACTTATGATGGTCGTACCTCTGGTACTGCGGCTTCTACTACTACTGAAATTAATGGCTAATAGTTTTTAAGGGGAGGGTTTTCTTCCCTTCCCTTAACTTTTACTTTTGGTGAAAAAGGAGAAATATAAGTAAATGGATAAATCTTATAATGTAAAGAATAGAAGTTCTAGCATGGTAGTTTATCGCATTCCGGAAGAGGGCATTCGTAGAGAGTTTGCGCCGGGCGAAACTAAAAAGATTAATTTTAGCGAATTAGAAAAGCTTTCTTACCAACCCGGAGGTCGTAGTCTTATGACTAACTTTTTGCAGCTTATTGATGAAGAAGCCACGCAGGAATTAAATATTCATACTGAAAATGAATATTATATGTCGGAAGAGCAAGTTGTTGAGTTAATTAAGAATGGTTCGTTAGAAGCTTTCCTTGATGCTCTTGATTACGCGCCAACCGGAGTAATTGACTTGATTAAGAGTTTTGCGGTTTCTCTTCCAATGGAAGATTTGAAGAAGCGTCAGGCTCTTGAAGAAAAGACTGGCTTTAATGTCACAAAGGCTTTGGAAATGGTTCAGGCAGAAAAGCTTGAAGATGAAGCCACTAAGACTGAAACTACTACTACTACTGCTACCAAGCGCAGAACTACTACTAACTACAAAGTTGTTAAGAAAGAAGATACTGCCGCCACTGAGTAAGGGGAGAAGGCAAAATGACAAAATTCGTTACTGTCTACAATCGCTTTCTTAATAAAATTACTGATGATATGTATATGGAGCTTACCCCTCAAGATACTATAAAAGATTTACAAAAGATGTTGATAAATTCTCTTCCTGAATTTGAGTTTCCGCGTAAAAATCTTTTTGATTTCGTTATTGATACGGAAATTATAAATGAAGAGGATTTAACCGCAGAAGATTTTGTTCTTGGTGTAGTTTGGGACGAGCTTTTAGATGATAATGGAGAAGAACCTCCTCAAAAAGTTGTTATAGAGCATTCTTATTTCAATGAGGATTTAACAGAAGAAGAAATCAATATTCTTGCGTTAATGATGTAGAATGCTTGGTTATAGAGATAGATTACTTCTATTGAGAATATTAGAATGAAGTATTCCGGGTCAGACTTCAAATTCACAAGCCAAGCCAATCATTTATCTAAACTTTTAACTTTGTAGACAGAGATTCAAAGACAATGTTTTCATATGCAAAGGCTGTATCGTCGCCGCAGATTTAGTTCTACTACTGGTCTTTATGAATCTAACTGGTCTGTTTTAAGGGAAAAAAGTGCTATAGACTAAATATGGTTTTGCTATTCAATTAGAAGTTTTTAATAAAAATATAACTCGTTTAACCAATCAACTTTGGAAGTTAATTCCCATGAGAGAAAAACAAGAGGATTGGCTTAAACAATTAAATACTGTCATTATTGAAATTGCGGGGTTAAATGAAATCATTGGTTTAGACCCGCATTTCATTTAGCTTCTGTCTAAACTAGAGGGATTAGCTGTTCATGAGACATAGTTTGAAGATTATCGAAGGACAGTATTTGAATCTTTAAGCCTTTTATAGGAGATTAAGAATGACGCAGGAAGAACTTGAAAAGAGATACCTAGAAGAAAATTTAGTATATAAACTAATGGGTTATCGCATTGGCGCACATTCTTCTCCAACATTTACTCCTACTGCTGTTGAAGGAGTAAATGATATGGGCGATTTATTAAAGTATCAAGGTGGCTATCATCAATAGAACCGCATGATTAGAGATAAAAGAGATACTTTAAATAGAGCGTTGCGATACTCATATCAAGCCGCATCAGTAAAAAAAGTAGGTAGCGATTAGCCTTTTATGGCACTTATTAATCCTAATAAGGTAAAATAGGATTACGATGAAAAAATAATTTCCACCGGTTTTGAAAGCGAAATAAAGCCAGGAGATGTGTTTGAATGGATAAATACTGGAACTTACTGGCTAGTTTATTTGCAAGAATTAACCGAATTAGCTTATTTTAGAG